AACCGATGAAACTACCCTCAGTCGGACATGATAGATAACATCCCTTGGCATCGCGTAGGTCGGCGCCGCGCAGGTCGGCGCCGTACAGGTTGGCACCGCGCAGGTCGGCACCGCGCAGGTCGGCATCGCACAGGTTGGCACCGCACAGGTCGGCACAGCGCAGGTCGGCATCGCGCAGGTTGGCACCGCTCAGGTTGGCACTGCGCAGGTTGGCATCGCACAGGTAGGCACCGCACAGGTTGGCATCGCACAGGTCGGCATCGCACAGGTTGGCATCGCACAGGTAGGCATCGCGCAGGTCAGCACCGCGCAGGTCGGCGCCGCGCAGGTCGGCACCGCGCCTAATAGCGTCCAAAACCGTTTCGGTGATTGTGTTTCCCTCTTTCGTGTATTCAAATACGACCGAGCCCGTCCAACGGTTGCGGATTTCGATTTTAATCTGTTTCGTTGATTCCATTGTGGTAAATTTGTTTATCCGGATTCATGTATTGATTTGCGGCAGCAATAGCATCTTCGAGCGTGCGAACTACAACATACTTGTTCCCCGCAGCCTCAAAGGATTCCTGCCATCTTCTCTGTACGGCACTCTGACGACTGCCCTTTCCCTGTGTCTTGAACTCCAAGCCGAGCGATCCGTATTTGCCCCTCGGCACGAGCAGAAGCAAATCCGCAGCACCGGCCGTCATACCTTCGGCCTTCATGATTGCGGCTTCGGTCTTACTCCGGAGTCCGCCGTTCGGGACACTCGTCAGACATAGTGCATAGGACGGATATTGCATCCGGAACCAGCGGACGAACGACTGTTGTAAACGAGATTCAACGTGCCTCATTTGCGCAGACTGTTTCCATTGAACGCAACACGATAGCACAGGTATTTAATACGGTCATATATCCGGTCACCATAGCGTTCCTTGATGCCTTCACCCGACAGATTTGAGGAAGCTATAACCATCCGATCGGGGTTATCCTGCACCTTGTTCACGATCTCGACTACCACATTCCGGCGTGTACCGAATTCGACGCGATCCACCTCTACACCTATATCGTCCAATGCGATGAGCTTGCGTTTTAATACCTCGTCGATACATACGTCCTGCGCTCCGCAGTCCACGACCGTAACGATTCGATTAGCGAACTTGCGCAACAGCATGGGAATGGCGTAGCGGGTTATCAGGGATTTTCCGCGTCCGCAATTACCGAACAGCAAAAGTCCCTTACCGTTGTTATCCGACAACCACGCTGCAACCTTGTCGTATTCGGGAAGCCATACCAATCGTTCTCCCATTGACGACAGCACAGTAACCAGCGCGTTTTTCAATTCCGTCCGCGCATCGGGTATCCGAAACCGGAAGCGTGCGCATGGAACCGGATTACCCTCAGTTTGTAGTTGTTTGAGTATTTCTTCGTAAGGCATATTCAGAATTCATCATAATGTTGAGTCGGTTTTGCATGGTAGGTCGTAGCCGGATGCCGAGTGTTCGAACGGGGCAACGACGTTTCATTACGCCGACGCGCCCAATTCAGAAATGTCAGATAGGCCGAACGATTGCGTTTCAGCAAGGGTTCGTAGTTATGCATCGCGCGCAATAGGTCGCGGATGAAGTCAAGAGCATAAGCCTCTTTTAAAGCCGAGAATTGCGCCTCGGAAAAAGGCTCTTTCATTTTCGCGACTCGCGGTGCATTTTCCGAAATCCATTGTTGAAACTCCAAGAACTCGCGGGAGGGGGTGCCGCGGAACTGGGGGAGGGTGTTGGAGGAGTCAGTTACCTCTGCCTTCTCCGAGAAGGGCGGTAGTACGACTATCTCCCCATTAGGGGGATTATAGGGGGTAATATTATTCTTGTCTAGTCTATCTTCTATACAAGAAGTATCGCCTTCGTTTTGGCTTCGTTTTTGGCTTCGTTTTTGGCTCCGTTTTTGGCTCCGTTTTTGGCTCATGTTTTGGCTCATGTTTTGGCTCATATTTAAGCCAATTGAACCATTTGAAACGATGCCTGATTCGGGATTCGGTTCTTCAACGAATGAAAAAGCTGTGCGGTTCCCCTTCCCGCGTCCTCCCGTTATGATATGTAACAGACCCGCTTGCTCCAATCGGTTTTTTGCTCTCGAAATTGCATTGCGTGACGCCCCTACATTCTCGGACAGCCTTCTGTCGGAATGCGTGAAGCTATTCGGCCAGCCTAACCGATTCGCTTGTTCTACAAGGTAGAAGTAAAGCCTCGATTCACAGCAGCCAAATTGCCACGTTGCATCCAATTGCCAAAATTTGCGTATCAGGTCTATATAGCTCATAATCGCATCCTCTCTTTCTCGAAACTTATCATCGTGCGAAGGTTGTCGCATTGGTGCTTGCACGCCGCATTGATCCGATCCAGCCACTTTTCAAGGGCATTCAGCTCGGAAGACGCACTGCCGATCAGTTTGTTCGCAAGCGACGGGGAAAGGCTGAGAATAGTCTCTTTCTCGTCGTGAAACAGCTTGGCCACAGCTGCATCGCGCATTCCGACCACCTCGCTCAGCAACGCCCCGCTGCGAGCATAATATACACCCAGTTGATCCAGCCGCCCCACCATCGAATCGATGTCGGAAAAAGTCGTGCATTCAAGAATATTCTGGATGTCTCGCGCCTCCCTGCGTATCTGTTCGATCCTTGTCATGACGTTTGTTTATTTTCTTCAATAACAACCTTCCGCGGCGTAACGCATCCAATTCCTTTGCAGTCAGCAACGTATGCCCGCGGATGCGGGACAGGACGCGGAGGATGCGGAGCGCTTCCCGCGCCTCCGCATCGGTAATCCGCATATCCGTCGTCAGAAGGGAAGATCATCCGTATTATCCGCTACGGGCAAATCGGAGACTTGATCCGGCGTAGGTTCCGCAGGACGGAAGATAACTGACTTGCCTCGGCCGACATACGTGCGCGCGTCTTTTCGTTCACGTTCCTCTTTGCTCTGACGGATGAATACGCAGTGCGTATTCTCGTACTGATCCGGCTGGCGAAGCTCCGAAACGCATATCGAAATGTACTTTTTGCCGTTATCGGCGACGAAGATTTTGTCTCTGGGAATATCGCTTACGCAAAGCGATACATTGATTAAATCTGCCATTGTTATCGTTTTTTGAAGGTTACTTTAAGTGTCGTCTTGCTGCTTCGCGCAGGAGGATAGAAAATTTCGCCCGTGGCGGGATCCGTCAGGCCGGAGGCCGGCAACGCCCGCAATATCTTCTCCTTCTCCTTGATGTCGGCCATGACCGCATCACGCATTTTGTACAGGTCGTCCAAAGCCTGGCAATTACAGCCCGAGTAGTCGTACTTGACGCCGGCCTCCACCTCTTCGATCGTACAGTCCGAGGATGTTTTCCCGTGTCCGTATTTAGCCAGTTCGCGCAACGTAATGTCGCGCACCTCTTCGGACTTCTTGAACAGCTCGATCGCCTTCTCCATGCGGGATATATTCTCGTAAGCGACGAGCGGATCGACGTCTCCGCGGGTAACGGCGTAGACGGCGAGCTTCGCCAGCTCCGTGGGGCTGCTCGTCTCGCGTATCAATACAGGTTGTGTGTTCATATTTTCTGCTGTTTACTGTTTAGATATTCGTCGTAAAATTTGGCGAAGACTACCGCCGTCGTATCGTCCGCATCGTAAGTGCGACGAAGGAAGGCGATGACATCGAATTTCGTCGGGTCTTTGACCGTCGTACTACCCTTATATGCCCAGTTCATGAACGAATCGCGCATGACGGCATCGTTCAGCATATCGGCCGTGATCCGTTTCTTCGGAGCCGACTGCACGGGTGCGACTGCCGGTATCGGGTCGGGAGCTGCCGACTGGCGTTGCACGGAGCTCTGAGGTGGCGCCCCCGCGCCGGTCTGTCTGCCCTTGAATACCTCGGCTCCGATACCCAACCAGGAACAAACCTTCGTCAGCGCATCCGTGGTCGCTCCCTTGCAGGCGTCGCCCAGATCGGCGTTATCGTTGCCGCCAAAACACTCGTAATAGATGCCGTATTCAGGGATCGAAAAACGCAGCTTGACGACAACCATGCGCTCGGCCCGTTCGACGATCTCCGTCTCCACGCGCCATGAACCTACTCCGAATACCTCGTTGAGTCGCTCCGTTACATAAATCGACTTGATAGACGACAGGAACTTCTTCGTCGGATGCTGCGATACGGCTTCATCGGGAAGACGCCGATCCAATGCCTCCTTCTGTTCAGGGGTAATAGTTCGTGTTTTCATATCCTACTTATCCTCGACTATTCGATGCGTAAACTTCTTCGCATCGAGATGGCGCATCATGTACGCGATCTCTTTGCGTATCTCGTGCGTCCGCAACTTGCGGCTCCAACTCCCCGACGCTACAATATTCGTAGGACGGGCGATCTCGTAGATTTCGATTCTCGTTTTCATGTGTGACAGATTGGTTAGTTGAGTTGCTTTTCAAGGATTATTGCATAGTCCGGATATTCTCGGCCATATTGGTCATATACCACGCGAACGTATACCCTGTCGCCCGTGTATTCGGCGTAGCGCTCCACGCTGCCGTCGTCGTGGCCGCCGCCGATACTCGATTCGTATTCCGCGTAGAAATCGACCGAAGCCGTCAGACCTCTATATTCAACCTCGCAGGTTCCGGATTCCAGCCCGAGATCATGGGTGATCGCTTCGTTAATCTGTCTGGCGAACTCTTGCAGTTCGGAAGGAACGAGATGTATTTTTGGTTCCTCGATACCGCAGACCACCACAATCGGCTCGTCTTTCGACTTCGTGTGCAGGTCATACCCGTAACGGGCCGGTACACTCAAACTCGGATAAACCGCGTATTCTTCTTTTGGCGTTTTCATTCCCTCTTAGAATTTTGCATGTTGACGATTGTAGATTCTCCGCATGGAGTTCATCAGATCGGGGAACGTCCGGATATACCCCATATCGACCGAGAAAGCCAGTTTGCGTTGCAGGTCGTCCAACGCCCGAAGCTGATTCGGCGATGCCGTGTTCCGGATGTCGCGTTCATGCTTGTTGAAGACGATCCAGTTCAAACCCCGCGCAACCTGAGAATAATCCACATCCGGAAGCGCGGCGATCGACCGTGCAAGTACGTTGTAGTTGTCGCCCGCATGATGCCGGTACTCGATCAGCTGGTCGTAAACGAATTTCACGACTTTAACCTCGAAGCGGGGATTGAGCCACATCGCAAACTTCACGAACAGGTACGGGTGCATCCATGTACCGCCGTTGTATTTGCCGCGTGTTTTTAAATATGCCAAATTTGGCACCTTTAAATTTTCCTCCTCCATCAGCGCCTCGATGAAATCTTTGGTGTTCTGATTTTCAAAGAAGTCCTGTATTCGTTTGTTGCTGTTCTTGGCTTTGTTCCATTGCGCAAGCAACGACGTCGCGTTGAACATGCCGTCTCTCGTGCGTTGGTATACCTCGAATTTACCCAGCGGGCGGGTCATGATGACATTGCTTTTCATCGTTCGTTGAAGAATTCGTTAAACTTCCGTTCGAAATATGCTCTGTGCGCGGCCGCAAACCCGTAGGCGGCCAGGATCGCACACGAGAAAAGAACAAGGATCACAAGCTCGGCCATAACACTTGCGGTTCGGAGAGACGTTTGCGCTCTCGATAGATGAACAGATCGCGTTTGCGACGCTGAGTATGGACTCGTTTATACCACATGCACCAGAAATAACCGGCCACTCTCTTCCAGAGAGGCGCGGGCTTCAATTCGAATGAATCCATGACTATCGGTTTTTGTAAAGTTTTTCCAGTGATGACAACTGATCCTTAACGCTATGCACCGAGGCAAAACCTCCGGTAATAACGTTGTCGCACCAACGAAAGATGATACTTGCTGCACAGCGGTAGAAATGCGCAGCAGAGAGCGGATTAGATGTAGTTCCGTGAAGAATGCCGATAAGGTCGGCTTTCGTGAGATGACTGTACGGGTAAGGTACAGATGTAGCCCCGCTACTGTTCTTCGCGGGTCGGCTACTTTCAGAGAGGTTTGGCATGGGTCTGAAAGTTGATATAAGTACATAAAAAGAAGGGCGAGCCTTCAAAAAGTCGCCAAACTCTCCACTTCGCAAAAGGAAGTGCCCGAAAACTCGCCCTAAGGCTTAAAGATTATGTACTTCGCTTACACGAAGTGGAAAGTTTGGCATTGCAAATATAGCGATTCATTTTGAAACTGCAAAAAAAGAAATGAAAAAAGGCATCGCTTGGATGCCTTAGAAAAAAGAAATTAAAATAGACTACCGACTTTCCTTTGCCTTGAAGAAAATGAATACACCAGCCACAGCAGCGATGGACCCGACAGCGATGTATCCGGCTACGGTATCGAATCCTCTATACAAAGCGTAGACTACCGATCCCGATAGAATCAACACAGACATGAAAGCGAAGATTATTCCTAAAAAGGTACTGCGAATGGCACTCCTTGTCATTGAATCTTCCACGCGATGTCTATACTCCATTTCTTTCTCTGCCATTTTTATAATACGCTCTGCGGCTCCAGGAACAATTTGATCATATTGGGCCAAAGATTCAGGCTGGGGAAGTGGTCCCGAATAATGTTGCCGAACTTGAACGACTTCTTTAACAGGATTTGTATTTCTCATACGCTCGTCTTATGTCGTTTCCTACATTGTACCAATCCTGCGCCATGTTTTCTGTGTCTGTCCTTTCTTGACGCTGTTTGCGGCATTTCTCTATCGGATTCTCTGCCAATGAAAAGAAATACAAAACGCTGTCTAAAAATATGACAAAAAGATTTTTCATAATAATATCTCCCTTGCAAATATACACTTTTATTATGATAACACAAAAAATGTGCTGTTATTGTGCGAACAGTTGTTTTTGTCGCGCCGGCAGGATTCGAACCTGCGACTTCACCTCCAAAGGGTGACGTGTTGCCCCTACACCACGGCGCACTGGATTCATTTGTCCCGGTGGTCCTTGCCGCTCGTGTCGTCGCAGCTTCGGAGCCTATGCCGGTTTGTTGCGCTTCGGCTATTCGCCGTCGCGGGGCTGTCTCTTCGAGTCTTGCCCACGACCCGCCGATTTGGGTATTATCGGCCTACCCGATACTCTTTCTGCCCTTGCGGGCTGGGGTGATTTTGCCAGAGCACCAAACCCCTCACCTCTGCGGGTGGCTATCGCTGAGGTGTCGGCGGGACTCGAACCCGCTGCGGCCTTTACAGGCAAGCCCATCCAATGCGGCACCTTTTGCCGGTCTTTCCCGGCCGTCATCCTGCTGCGAGCCTCACGGCGGACTGCAAGGAATACAATAATAAATATGAAAAGATACAGCACATTAAAGGCGCGCAAACCTTTGCTAAGCCCCGAAGCCGCAAAACACCTTCTCTCAAAAACTCCAATCATGAACATCACCGGCTTCGGGGCGCTCTCATTTCAATCCTGCCCCGTCGATCTTCTCGGCTTTCAGGGGCGCTTCGACTTCGAGCCGGCTGAACAGTATCGCAGAGTTTTTAGCCGCTCCGGCCTTTATTCCCTGGATATTCTTCCGCTTGATATGATAGTCGAGCCAGTCGTTGGGATAGCTCTCGTACAATTTCCGACGTGTCATCATGCCCGACTTCGGAGCATTACGACAGCACACGGCCAAAGCCACGAGATCGGCCGATTCGATCAGCGCATTCTGTATATCTCGGATGTTCATCATTCACAAAATTTTGCATTATGACAAAGATTCAAATTCGCGTCAGAATACGCATTCGCGCAACTGTAAGAACTTCGGTTCGAACGGTATACCGATAGCTTTTGACCGTGATATGGCGGGCAATTTCCGCCCTCTCTAAATTTCTCCTGTCATCTGCTGTTATTCTCAGGATCGTTTGTATCAATGAATTTTATCCGATATTTTAGTTCAAGGTATTGGATATATGGGTCTTTATAATCATTATTCAAAAACATCGGGAATGAGCGGATCAAATAATACATAACGAAGATTGCAAATACCGCAAAACACACCGATAGCAAACACGCTGAACACATCAATATTCTAAGAGCGAAGATTTCCATAAGACCAATTTTTATTCACGCACCCACCTGGTTTTGGTGTTCTCGAATCCCCCGCGTTCACGAGCCATCCGGCGGATGCGATCCGGCTGTTCGCCATAGGTAGGGTATGTGAGATTCAATGCGTTATTCACAGTGTCAACCGTACACCCCAGCTCTGCGGCGATCTCCTTCTTTATCGCTGGCGCAACATCGATGAATCGGATCTTCTTTTTGGTCAGTTTGTTTGTAATCTCTTGATTCTTCATTATATTTGCATCTAATATTATTCGTTCGGTTATCGAAACGGTTACCGTTCTATGAACTTGACAATGCAAATATACAGGAAAATTTTATTAATACAAGTATATTTTGATAGAATTTTTTTATGATATATAATAGATGTATAAATGGAAGAGAAGGATATAACTCTTGCGGATATGATTCTGTCCAGTTTAATGTCAGAAAGCGAACACATTATGCTCTATGTCATACACGAGAAAGCGACAGACGAAGCCCAATCCCAACGTGTAATATTGTCTCTCTGTTCTTATGGTGCGGCACATGAGACCGACATACACTTAGAAAAGACTGACAAAACAGCCAACCTTATAGCACTTGGAGGAGCGCGGTATATCTACGAACAAGAGCGCCTTAAAGAAAGATATAACAAATTATCAATGTTAGATATAGAATTGTCGATACAAGAAAAGAGACGAAATAAATGGTTGTCTATTAGCGCAATATTAATCTCTTTTGTTGCACTTGTTATTTCTATTGTGAGTCTTTTCGTATCGTGATAAAAAGTCATCTACATTGGAAAACCAATCTATATATACCGCATAGCATGAGCATGCGAAAGCAATTAATGACAATATAACGCAGAGGACTTTCATAGTATTGCAAATATAATAGAAAATTCGATCAAATATGTTGACGGGACAAAATAAAATCAATTTAATATTAGATCACGTAGGCATTAAAGCCCCTACGTTTGCTAAACATGTCGGGGTTAAATATCAGCGGATATTAGATATTCAAAACGGAAAGGTTAAAAACATCTCTGCTGAGGTAGCAAGCCGCATTATAGACGTTTATCCACAGTTCAACATTGAATGGCTTCTCACCGGCGAAGGTGAGATGTTGAATTCCGAAACGAAAGAACCTAACTCAAACGAAGAAGATATGCAAATGAAAGAATTAATCGCAGCTTTCCGCGAGAACCGTGAGATGTTGGCCGAAGCGTTGGATCAGAACTCGCGGCTCATCGGCGTGATCGAGCGGATGCAGGGGATAGACCGCTCTGCGACAGGAGTTCAAAAATCCCCCCCCCCACGTATTTCGCACAGAAACCGAGTAAATTTCGATTGCAATAAGGAATACGATAAAATCATTTATTTATACAACAAACGGGTAAAACCGAGTTGAAATAGCCGTAGCAACGAAATAAAAAGTTATTATTTTTGTTGTACTACAATTAAAACACGTTTATCATGTCTTATCCGGTATTAGCGATTGCAAACAAGTTGTTAGCCAGTGCTACCGACTACGACGGCGGAGAACTCATGTCGAACATGAAGCTGCAAAAGATGCTTTACTATCAGCAAGGGTATCATTTAGCCGCATTCGGTACTCCCCTGTTCGATGAAGACATTGAAGCGTGGATGTACGGGCCTGTTGTTCCGTGCGTCTACGACCACTTCAAGAAGTTCGGCGCGGGCGGTATCGAACCCGAAACGGATCAACCTCTCATGCTATCGGACGAGGAAGAATCGCTCTTTCAAGATGTGTTTACCGCCTATATTAATTTTTCAGCCTTAGGGCTTATGGAAAAAACGCACGGCGAAACTCCGTGGCGCACGACTCCTACGGGTGTCGGTCATGTGATCGGCAAGGATAAGATGCGGGATTTTTTCCACAAGCAGTTAGCGTAACCGGCTGCAACGACAATGAGCGTCAAGAAACAAAGTCCGGCACAAAGCTACATCGGGAAGGATAGCCGCATATCCTTCGGATTTGGCCACCTTCACGATGTGAGCTATACCGATTGCAAACAGCCGACTTTCTTCATCGATTTCTTACAACGGTTGAAGAAGATATGCTGTGTCGATTGGAATACCGTCAATACATCCCAACGGCACGCATTCGGATGGCGCGGGATTGCTTCCTCCTGTCGTTCGCGCTGATGGGGATGAACAGCGCCGATCTGCTGACCTGCCCGCCGGCCAGGAAGGACGAAATCGTGTATTTCCGGCAAAAACCGCATCCCGCCGCACGGACCGTGCAGAAATGCACGTTCGGATAGAGCCGTGCGTCAGCCCTTTGATCGCTCGCTATTCGGATAAGACGGGGAAACGATTGCTTCACTTCTACCTCCGCTACAAAGATCGCGTGTCATTCAACAAAGCGATCAACAAAGGCCTGAAAGATGTCGGCGAGGCGATAGGCGTCGATGGCCTGACGTTCTACGCTGCGCGGCACTCCTGGGCAACCATAGCGCGGACTCCCCGAGAGGAGGGCGGAGCCGGACTGGACAAATACGTGATTCATGAAGCGTTGAATCACGTTGACACATCCATGAAAGTCGCCGATATTTACCTCGTGAAAAACTGGCGTGTCATTTTCGACGCCAACAAAGCCGTAATGAATCTTTTCGATTGGAGCGGAATCGGGAAATAATTCCGGCAACGAGTTATCGGAACACGGCCCATCCTATTTTCGTGCCGACATATTGTTTTTCCCGGATCGGATCATACCCTACTATGACCTCACCGCTCCATCGGCCTCTCGTATAGCGTCCGTAGATGCCCGCCCACTGGTTGTATGGATCGATTCCGAGGGCGAGCCCCATTTCCCAGCGCGGCGGCCGCACCTCGGTATGCAGTTTTGTAACCGTAATCTCACGGACAACGGGCTTTACTACGGCCGAAGCCCGCAACAGCCGGTTTTCTCCTACGGTCGCATCGACAAGGAATGTTCCGGTCGAATCGGCGGAGAAATCCAGCCGGTAATCCCGTTCGAGCAGATAGTCGGCGATAATTGCGGCTGTATCTACACTCATGTATTTCCATACCGTATCGGCCGGTTCGCGCACCGCGACCGGATAAGGTTCCCGAATGGTGTCGTACACGGGAACCGGCCACGGCACCCATCGGGTAACGGTGCTGTCGCGCATTTCGACGGAAGCCGCCCCGCGGCGGTAGCCCCAGCCGAAAAACAGTGAACCGACGATGAGCACGGCCAACAAGTATGCGAGTAGTCGTCTCACAGATGCAACACCTGCCTTCGGTTCTTCCCGTCGGCACGGTATGAAATATGGATCCAGCGGCCCCGATTCTCGTCGATGAGCTGGTCGAAGGGGATCGCGCTAGCTGCGATGCGTTCGAACAGCCGCAGATTATCCGCGACGCTGCCGGTGGTGATGTCGGCCGCTTCGCCCTTCATGTGCTGGCTTGCCGCAGCTCCGCCGACAGCTGCGTTGAGCGCCGGCGATCGGTAGCCGCTGTTCACGCCGATCGGCTTGCCCCAAAGTTCGCGCACGGGATCGAGGCATTCGTCCATCAGCGCATTGAGCCGGCGAATGACGTCGTGCGACGGCGCGTTGTCGATGTTGCGCGCTGCGGCCGTATCGGAACGCAGCAATTCGGAAAGGGTGAAATACGTTGCCATACCTATCCTTTCATTCGGTCATACCACATCTTTGCCCGCCAGCCTGCGGCGGCTCCTGCGGCCGCCCCGAATCCTGCGCAGAGCGTCGCCGTGGTGCGGATGCCGCTCGGCAGGAGATTGAACAGAACGACCAGCGCAATGACGGCGGCCGACACGCAGAGCGCGATTTTGACTTGCTTTTTCATGGTTTTTACAGTACTAAGGTTAAAACAATATATGTTATCGATACTCGGGCAGCAGGTATTGGATGTTCATGGCCGCCGTGTGCATGATCTCCCGCGCATTCTCCTCCGATACGGACAGCGGGCGGGTGAACTCGCAGAAGATGCTGCCTATCCAGTCGTGGCGGTTGTCGTTGAGCCGTTTGATGATGGCCGCCCGACATCCGTAACTCGAAAGGATGGACTTCGCATATTTGTCGTTCACCTGCTCGTCGATGTCCGTGATGTAGAGGAAGAGGTTCTTCACCAGATCGCTGCTGAACTTCGGCACCTCCGAAATCGGAAGGCCCTGCATGTGCGGTTTCATCGGTTCCACCCCTTTGCGCTTGACCTCGTAATAGACGGACAGCAGGCTTTCGTTGCCGAGCGGATGCGGCTGTACGATATAGACCCGATCGGCATCCAGCTCGTGCAAAGCGCTCCACAACTCACCGTATACGATAGACGAATTGTCGGCCCGACGGATGCTTTTCGTCTCTTCGTCCTTTTTGAACTTCTCGATTTTCAGGTCGGTCAGCTTGTTTTTGCTGTACTGGTTATAGGCGAACCACGCAGCGATAATAGTTCCGAGGGCACTGATGATTGCGGGGAGGTATTCCATAGCGATTTCAAAGGTTAGGCGTCGTGTACATGCAGTGATTCCACCTCTTCGCGCTGCGCCACCCGCTCGGCTTCGAGCTCGGCGAGGGTCAGTTCGTTACGGTTGTACTCCTCTTCTATCTGCCGGCGTTCGTCGTCTGTCAGCGACAGAATTTCCGAATCGGGCGGAAACAGAATGCCGGAATCCGTGTAGTTCCATTTTTCCAATCCCCGTTCATCGGTAATCTTTTCCCCATACAGGTTGCACAGGATGCTGCCGTCCTCCACGATTTGCATCGCTTCCGCCTCGCTATAAGGCGGGAAATCGATCTTCTTTCTCATACCCCTAAATATTTACATATTACTCTTACTCGCATACCTCCGGACGTCGTATTTCCTGTCGCCATAACTTTAAGATATTGGACAGTAGGGTCTATCGTGATACCTGTCCCATTATATACGGATTTGCTACCGGCGGCGGAGACTGAATATACGGCTCGTGCGTTATTGACCGTCGCGCCGTATATGAACGCCCGTCCATCCGTCCAGTTTTGCACGATGACATTTGTCAATGCAGACGCATTGTAATTATAAACGGCCACGGCCAGAGCCACATATCCTCTCGGTACGTCGATCCGTTTATAGGCTGTTCCTTCGGCAATATCGGTAAAGAATATACCGCTGTCTATGACTATTTCGCCTTGATTCGGGACACTTTGATACGACAGTTCTGCCGTGCCGCCCGTTGCGGTCGGAACATACGGCAGATCGAGGCCCGCGCCCGACGTGTCGCGCCACTTGTCTGCCAACAAACCTGCGGCGATGTATTCGGCGACAAGTCCGGTGCGCATCTCACCCGACAGAGGCAGCATGTACCGTTCGGGCTCGCCGCCGTTCCACAGCGTGACGACCTCCGAGGCCGTAAGGGCGTAGTTGAAGATGCGATGAAAACGGACAATTCCTTTGAAAATGTAAGCCGAGTTAAGCCGGCCGACGATATACACATTCGCATTTTGATAATTGGGAAAAACAGATGTCTGTTTTGTCAGGACTCCATTTACATATACTTTCCCCGTTGTATTCGCAACATCCACCGACAGTAGCACATGGTATGATGTTTCAGGAGACACCCGACCCGTATTCATGAACTGTGACCCTATGTACGCATACATCGATCCCTTAGCGACGAACAGTTGAACGTTGCTTTGGGATCCCCTTGCAGTCGTAAATAGCCTTTGACCCGTAGTTACGTCATCTCCTGTCGTGAAACATATTTCATGTGTCCGATCCCCTTCGAACAACAATGCCGGAGCGTCTGACGAAAAATATCCATCCGAGGTATTTACTCCCGTCTGACACCCCTGCAAAGGGGCTATCTGCGACGATTTGATATATCCCGTCGCGGAGTCGAGGTCGGCTTTGCCGGCGAGTGCATCGGGAATATCCGATACGGACACAGAGGTACGCATCGCCGAAAAGGTGCCTCCTGACTCTGTAATGGTCAATGCAATGTATTCCCCCGAAGATATATATTCGATTTCGAGTGTTATTTTCAGTGGCAGACCAACACTCCTTTTTACATCTACTATCACAGGAATAGATGCATTCCTGTTCGCCACAGCGGGATCGGTCGACACAACGACGATACAGTTTCGCCTGAACAACTTCGAGCATAACTTGCTGAATGCGTCTACACCCCCGACGGCCGCACTGATCTCTTCGCTCGTACTGTCGCTATCGATGCCGAGATAACCGGAGGGAAGGGCCGTGTTGTTGAGCAGATCGGCCCACTCCATCGATGATGCCGTATACGGCAGTCTCGATAAGGTAAATGTTTCCGATGTCAACGTAAGACTGGACGGGAGCACGTATGTCTGCGATGCATAATATCCGATGACGGCCTTCGTATCGGCATGCACTCCATATCCTGACGGTACGAGGTATTGTCCTCCGTTATCGGGAATCCTGACAACAGGTACCGTGTGAATCGGATCCGCAACGATCCGATCGTATGCTGCCGCGATTTCAGAGGCAGACATATCGGGCAGATAGCTGTCGTCTATGGGGCCGGCTTTGGTCAACAACACCACAGGGGTTGTGTTCCCCAGAAACTCGGCGATCTGGTCGAGCGTGGCGAAGGTGGACATGCTATCCCCGTCCTGAATCTCCAACGCAACCGCACCGTTCAGGGTCTGAGCTTGCTGTAAGTCTTTGATCTTATAATTTGCCATAGTGTCATTCGGTTTTGGGTAGATCGCCCAGACGCAGGAAATCGTGTACGTTGGACGGATGTTGTCTGAGATGATGCCGAGCCGCTGCGGCCGTCAGATTCAAGTGTGTGTAGAGTTTTCCGCGATAGCGGATCACGATGCCGGATTTGAGCATGTAACCGCCGTTTGCGCCTTTCTGCTCCTTCCGCAAATAGGAGGCGATCATCGCGGCCGCATCACGGAACCGGTTGGGACACCGGCCGCTGAAATCGGAAAGCATCGGACGCCCGAACACTTCCCGATAATCCGATTCGATCCGCTTCTTCTCTTCCATGCACAGAGAGGTGCCCGATGCGCACCTCTCCATGTACCAGTCCAACGGTTGCATACCCCCTACTCGGCCGGAGTACACAATGCTTCCAGCGCGGCGCGAGAAGCGTCGATACCGCCGGCGTCGAAGAAGATCTGCGGCGTCGGTGCGTTCTGCTCGATCAGGTCGCCGCCCCAACCTCCGTTGTAGCCGTCGCCGTACTTGTCGAGCGTCGCGTTCTGCATCGATGCGCCCTGTTCGTAGCCGATCACACAGAACGCCTGGCTGCCGTCCGCACCCTTCGCCTTGTTCTCGTAGACAGCGACCCAGTCCTCGTTCTTGAACGCCTCGATGTTCTGCGAGTTCGCGGGGCTGTCGGCCAGCATACGCAGCGGCAGCGTCTTGTTGATGGCGATACCTATTTCGGCGTTCTGATCCTCGTAGATCAGTCCGTTGTAGGGCGTTTTGGAGGGAATCGAGAACCGATAGGCCCTCTTGCCGGATTTGAGTGCGATCTTGGTGATCTTCGGTTTGGTGTAGGTCGTCGCCGATTCGTCCAGATCGGACTTTTTGATAAGATAGGCAATCTTCTCGACGCCCACCCCATAGACCGTGTTGCAATCTTGCAGGATATCGCCTGCCAGATCATTGATACATTCTGCCATTGTTTTTTTTATTTATTATAAAAGGGTTAATTCGTGTTTGAAGCAAATATAGGATACGCAGGAAGGGTTCCTCCGAACTTTTCGCTGTTTTTTACCTTTTGCGTCCGGCGTAGCGCGCCGTCTCATCCTGCACCTTGACCCGCCGCTGACCGTTGTTTATATCCCTGACCGTCACGACAGGGTTCGGAAGCCGGCGCATCACGCGCTCGAACATCTGTTCCATCTGACGCATCCCCGAACTCTTCTCCGGAAGATGCCGCGTCGGAATGGCGTTGCCGCCGCTCGACACGTTCATCATCGAGAGCACCGGCCCCCAATCCACGACTGCACGGGCCGTCATCACGGCCTCGCCGTTGGACAGCCGCGCAGCGATGCTGTCGCTCGTACCCGTGCCGGGGCCGGTCACAAGACCGCCGCGGGCATAGTGGTATTTCGCGCCCTCCTCGGCCGCAGTACTATTCAACGATTTCATCTGAGATATAACGCTCGTAATGGTCGCAATAGCAGTAATGGAAGCTGCGATGCCCTCCCAAATATTGCCAGTGGAGAACGCCTTACTCAACGCTGCACCCATTGACGCGATAGCTTGGGCCATACCTAACACTGCAACAACCGGCGCACTTGCACCGGCCTCTTCCGCCAAACCGGCCAGTGCTCCCGCGAGATCGCTGGCTGTTTGGAAACTCATTTGCATGCTCTGCGCCTCTTTTTGGGCGCCTTTATTCATTTCGTCATGCAGGCGAATGAGCATTTCAAGCCGGCGGTTGTCTATTTCGATAGCCGAATCCCCCATTGCTCGGTACGCTGCGGCATACGAATCGAATTCGGCCAACTGTTCCCGAAGAATGGCAACGGTTTCATTCTGCGCGGCCTCATCTCCGCCTGTGGCCTGCGCATTCAGAATCCGATTCCGGTATTCGGACTGTTTCTGATTATATTGGGATATGAACTCGGCCGATACATCCTTGTCCATCTGCGACAGGATTTTTTCGAAATCACCCGTCACGTCAATACCCATCTTACGAATGATTTCCCGTTGCTCGTCAACCCATTTTTGAAGCTCCTGTTTGCTGCGGGCATAATACCCCTCCATCATTCGTTCTGCTTTTTTTACGCCGGATTCATCAGCATACGGGTCGTCGTTCGCCGATTTTGAACTTTTCTCAGATTCTTTTATTCCCGCTCTGTCGAGGATTGATTTCGCATCCGCATTTCGTGCGACAGTCAATTGCGTGAATGCCGATGCCTCCGCTTCGAGGGCTTCGGCCTCGGCTAATATTTCCTTCTTCTCGTCTTCGGTATATTCCCGATGAAAAACCGAAACTTGAAGGCCTCCCGCAGTGGACGATCCACCAGTAGCATAAGCCTCTGTTTTACCTTTTTTTATTTTTTCTTCCGCTTCTTGTCGGGCAATCAACGCATCTTTGTACTTTTGAGTTGCCAGTTCGTTCGCAGCATTAGCTTGCGCACGCAGATTCATTGCTTCGATAAACGCATCCGTATTCTGAATAAACAGATTATCGGCGTCCGCAACCGTTGTTATAGCTACTCCCAACTTATCGAACGCCTCTCGGTTGTTTTTAACGAACTCTGTTTTTGCTTTGAGATCATCTCCCAATTGATTCCATTGCAGCTGCAAGGCCCTGAGTTGGGCAACCTGATCGCCATAACTGCCGGAAGATTCTGCCATTTGCTTATTCACCTCTGCCTGGGCTTCCGCCATTGTCATGGCGGCCTCTCGCCCCTTGAACAGATTCCCGATCCAGCTGACAATATCCTTCCCATATACCGTGAGCAAGGTAATGCCGACGGATATAAGGCTGTTCCAGCTGAACACAGCAGCTCCCATCTGTTTGAGGATCGGTACTCCCTGCTTGCCCTCCTTCATGGCCAATTTATTGGCCGCACGAAGTTTGTTGATCTCGTCGACAAGCATCGGGATATTGTTCGAGATGGCGAGGAAAAACATATTCGCTCCCATTGTGGCCGACGGCAACTCGCGAACGATCTGCGACACCGATACATTCAGCCCGTTGAATGCCGACTGGTAATTACCTACATTCGAACGGAAATTCCCCAGCCGTTGTTCGGCCGCACTGACTTGCGCCTGCATCTTGGATATTCGCTCCGCTATCCCATTGCCTACGGAACCCTCTCGATCGGCGGCCGACAGTGCATTATACTGTGCCGTAAGATCGCGAATGGATTTACGCAGCCCATTTACCGAACCTTCGAGATTCTTCTCCTCTTTGATGTTGTCCTGAATCTCGCGTGAGTATAATCGCATCGCCGATTGGAGCGCCTTTACCTCTTCCCTGTTCGCAATCAACTCTTGCGTCGTTTGGACTACCTGTTCATTATAGGCCTCCTCGTCGATCGTTCCGGCTTTGCGTGCGGCTTTAAGTCCCTTCAAACCGGACTTCAATTCGGAGATACGGTCGTTGAGCGTATCGATACGTTTGGCCGATTCGGACATTCCCTTGATTAAATCCGAGTATTTTACGCGGATATTGATAATTTTATCAATGTTTTCCATTTTGACAAGTTGTTTTATTTTGCGTATCTTTGTTCTCAACCAAATCTCAAATCATCATGGCTGACATCTATGCAATCATCGGAATCGTAATGCTGGTATTCGGCATTCTGCAAATCGTTCTTTTCTTCAAACTCTGGGGAATGACGAACGATGTAGGTCAAATCAAGGGTTTACTATCTAATCTTTCAACTCAAAAAGCTACCGCTGCAATGAGTTCTCATGATTTAGAGCAAACATCGTCCGAACAAAAAACCGAACAAAAAGTTGTCGGGGAATGGCCCGTGGGAACTCTTGTTGTTCATACGGCTACGTGGCAACAGATGCGCATCAAGGAAATCACGCCCGACCATAAATATGTGTGCACACAAGGTAATCTTGTTAGGGGGACATATGCAAAGGGATGTTTGATGTCATATGAAGACTACGTTACTACCATTTTAAGTGAAAACAAATCCAGCAGCTCCGTAGTAGGCATCGTGATTACTCTTATCGGTATTTTAATCATTGCTATTCTATTTTTTACAGTTTAATCAATTTGCACTCGCATATACCGTCCTCACCGGTCGTGACGGAGTAGATGGCGAAATAGCATCCGTACACGTCGAGGTAAACCCGCCGCGTATAGTCGAGATTGCAGATGTCGGCCACGGTCAGTTTGACGTAGACCGTAATCATGCGGAACTTTTTCAGGATCCGCTGGTAGTCTGCATACCGTTTCGCCACGATACCCTCCGACCCGCCGAAATACATCGTGCGGGGGAATAGGCCGTGCCTGTAACGACCTACCGTACCGTTTCCGTCTTCAATCGTCGTATTCACATCGGCAAGAATACGGGCAGAAGGAGCAGAGTAATTTACCTCCTTTGCTCCGTTGACTGTCTGTTCCTCATAGCAAGGCACAAAAGCGAATGGCCTATCAGGGCGATCCGGATTCCAACCTGTTCTATTGGTCGAAGCCGAGAAATCCAACGATACCAATTCGTTCTCCCGCTCGATGTTCTCGTTGTCGATGGAGATGATGCCCTGCGTGTTCAACATCTCGGCGTCCTCGTCGTTGTCGTAGTCGAGCGTGTTGGTCTGGGCATAATCCCCCATCGTGAACTCCGTCCCCTCCGGCCGCCAGATTTCGCCCCGATCGTTCAGAATCACTTTGCGGCTCCAATCCTGAATCGTTGCGTCGAGATGACTGTCGACGATTCGTCTGTCGGTTTGCGTGCTCGGCGTCCGGTTGTCTCCCGAATCGACGATGCGATAGTCGTAGTCGATCGTGTCCGTCGAATTATAGAACTGATCGGGCGACATCATGTGGATCGTATTATTATCCGAACTGTCCGGATAGGCGAAAAGTCCGGCCATTGTCATCAATGCCGACAGGAACTCCGCGTGCGTCATATCCGGCAGATTCTCGGCTATCGGAAACGGAGAGGGGAATTGGATGTCGTCGAAATGGGGCGTGATAATAAATTTCGCTGCAACTATAAACTCATCACTTGTCGTTGCGTCAATTGTGACGGCGTTACTTAGAATCCATCGAACTGTATCGTAGTCTTCGACATTTACCTCGACATTATTAAATAGATCGGGTTTCACGCCGAAACGAATCCCGGACCCCGTGTCGATACCTTCCACCGATAGTAACACTTCCGATGTCCCATTTCCCGAGTCTCCTCTAAGTTTTAACGTCGGCGATGCCGACGCTGCCCGCATACCGGGGAAAAAGACGGCGGATGAATAGCTAATGATGGATACATCAATAGTCTTGGTGGACGAGACATCGATCGCATAATTCTGGTCTGTCAAAATGGACCGCTTGTCGGATACTATTTCTCTAAATTTTAACGCGGTATTACTGGAACCGGAATTACCATAATGCGCGGAACTTGCCTCGAACCGATCCGAATACCAACTATCGGGCCCCGAGTTTTTCGACACGAGCGGAACGATCATCGGATGTTTGTCGCTGGTTTGGCTCAAACGGGTTATATTCTCTATCGTGATACCGTGATATTTCTGTATGGCATCCAAGATCGCGGATACTTGTACGGACGGATGCGAATAATTGATATTACGTCCTGCCCCGAAATCAATCTGGATAAATCCTGCCAATGTCGTTTCATCTGGATCTACATATTTTGTATTCTCATTCCACTCGACATAATCCGCTCCCGCCACCTCGATGATCTGCTCGCGCAGATCGCGCAGCGAAGCGTCGAACAACGGCTGGAAGTTGTCGATGTTGCCCCACACGAGTGTGATGTTGATCGTGTCGGTTACGTCCGTAACCATCGCATACCCCCGCGTGAAGACCGGAAAGCCGCCGAGGTAGTACGCTGCCGAATGCTTCCCGTATGCCGCCGAATCGTCCAAGATGTCGATGCGGTCGATCAGACCGAAGGCCTTGCGGTTGCGGGGCGTCAGCGGCAGATTGATCTCCGCGCTGCGGTTGCTCTGGATCACGTCGAGATCGTTGAAGACCGGCGACTGGAAGATCAGCGACGGAGTATCTTCCAGATCGCACAACTGACCGTTTATGTAGAGTTCCTTCGTCATAGCGTCAAGTGCTTTATCGAAAGTTCTACCACGCAGTCCTGCATGCAGGCATTCGTCCGCGAGATGTCGCCGTCTTCGACATAGGCGTCGATCCACACCTTCCGCCGGGCGTCGTACAGCTGCACCTCCCGTCCGGAGAGAATCGATGCGCACAGGTCGAACAGTTCACGGTCGACCAGTCCGCTATGGAGCGTATGGGTCGTGGTCGCCGTGATCGTGCGGTGGCGTTCGGGTGTCAGTTTCTCGGAGAGCGTTTCGAAGGTCTCGTCTTCGGATACGTCGTCGACGCGCTCGGTCGGATGCCAGAGAAAGTAACGCATCAATCCCGTTGCATCGCGCCAGCGCACGAACGATCCGCTGTCGCAAGGATTCACCACGACCGTCAGACGCGCGCTCTTCACGGCGCCGGTCGTGCCGCCCGTCGAGACGATCAACTGCCGCTCGCCGCCTCCGAATTCGCGGAAGAAGGTCATCGGAAGGGAGAACACGGGATCGACACGCGAATAGACCTCCCGCCGGCCGCTGTCGGCATCGGTGAAAGCGAAGTCCTGCATGGCGCCCGTATAGGAGTTGACGAGAATCTGCTCGCTGTAATCGAACGCCGGAAAGACCACGATCTTCGACGGCTGGGGCCAGCTGATCGGGGTATCGGCCTGCGCATTGTTCGTCATCGCGCGCGCCGACGCCCCTTTGAGCAGATAGAGCGGCGACGAGGCGATCGCCTGCCCGTCTACTTCGAGGCTGATCGTCGTTTGCGCATTCCCGTCCTGTGCGATGATTTCGAACAGATCGTCCATCGGGAATACGGCCGAACCGTTGATGATCGAACGCACCAACGTATAGCCGCCGACTTTGACAACGACCGCATTGTATGTCGGCGCTTCGCTGACTCCGACCGTATTGTAGTTTCTCGCCAGCGAAATGGCGGGTGTTAATCTATATTTAGGCATAATCACTGATTGTTTCATTCAACATCGTAAACACGCTGCGGTCGAGCTGCTCGGAGAGTTGCCGGTCGATGTCGTCCACGGCCGGCTGCAACAGGTCGAACAGAATCTCCGTACCGCCGCCCTCGCGGTAGAGCACCGTGCCCTTGCTCCATACGTTCGCCGCCACGGCGTAGGCGTCGATCTCCTCGATGCCGTAGAGCCCCTCTTTGGCCTGCGCCCATCGTTCGATCGCAAGGAGAAAAGCATCGAAGGAGGCGTATTGCGCCTGCACATCGCCCGCAGAACGTCCCTCGTCGACGCCGGCGATCCCCTGCCGGCCGACGAACGCCGCTTCGAAACCGTCGTCGTTCTGTTCGACCTGCGTTTGGAGCGATGCCGCCGTAGCACCCGTGGCCCACTCCGGCACGCCGAGGCTGTTGACCCGCTTTCCGCTGCTGCCCGTCTTCGTTTGCAGATTCGCCACGACCTGCGTGCGCAGCGTATCGAACCGCGCTTCGCACACCTCGATGAATCGCTGCGGATCGAAATAGCGCAGTATCTTGTCGATCCTATCCATTGTTGCAGGTCGAATAGGTCATCGTCGCCTCGCATTCGACTCCGCAGACCAGCTGATCGAATCGGGCGGCGAACGGGGTGATCTTCGTGACCTGCACCTCGACTCCCCGATCCCGCAATGCCTCGAAAAACTCCGCCGAGCGGTCGATCATCTCCTCGACGATCGGCATGACCTGCGTCGCGGTATCGGGTTCCGCTTCGCCGAGGTCGCCGCAGAAGAGGAACTTCGAGGCGCGCTTGTAGACGCCATCGAGATCCGTCGGCGTGATCATCTCGAAGAATTGCCGCACGACGACCGGATACTCCGTGATCGTTCCCAGGATGTAGTTCGTCTCTTTAAGGCGGGCATAGATATACGAACCGAAGCCGCACGCCCCGGCGGCCTTGTCGATATGGTCGTTCAGCGAGTTTATCTTCACTCCCACGATACGGCGGGCCGGCGGCGTCTGCCCGACGACCCTGTACTCGTATTCCTTGTTGTCGGTCATCTTCTTTTGATTTTAGAGGTTTGTATCCTGCTGAGATTGCGCTGCTCGATCACGTCGTTCGTCGTCGACTCGAAGGCTTCGTAGACGACGCTCCACTCCATGCCGTAGACTGACGCGGGCGATACGGCGCCGTTCATGATCTGCACGTACTTGCGCACCACGGCGGCGATGCCTCGGTCGGGGCGGTCGATCTGCGCCTGCCGCTCCTCGTCGGTCGGTTCGATTTTCAGATCGGCGAATCTCTTCGAGATGGCCGCGAGCGTGTCCATGCAGTGCAGAAAGTAGCGGTACGCACGGATGAACCGCAAATCCGCGACCTTCTCTTTCGGGATGCCGAGCATTTGCGACAACACGTTGACGAAGTAATCGGTGGAGCGGTTCGTCGCGTTCAGCACCGCCAGATCGCGCATCGTCATGTGTTTCGGATCGCGGGCCGCAATACGCCTGTCCGGCAGCCACCGCCGATGCAGTACGCAGCATTCCGGTTCCGCCCGTCTCCTGATCTCTTCTGCAAACCTACGGCTTTCGAGGTTGAACAATGCCGCCCTGCCGATGATGATGTCCCGAACGGTGCCGGTCGATTTGACGATCATAATCCGAATAAGTTTGCGGGTTCGAAAATTGCCGAACAATAGTCCGGCACGGCCCCCAGTTCGACGAGCTTCGGCCGCAGGACGCAGCATTGGCGCACCATATCGTTCCAAACCTCTATGGCACGGATGCGCGGACTCGCTTCGTCCGAATATTCCCCACGCTGCACCTTCTCGCCGGCCGGTGTGCCGACCGTAGTATGCGTGCGCAGCCAGTAGAAATAGACATAGTTCGCAATGGGCGAGGTCTTGACCGCTTCGTTTCTGAGCAGCGCAACGATCTGCGGATTCTCCTCCGCCGTCTCTGCCAGTGCCTCACCCAACAGATTGCGGAGGAATCTCGGCTCGTAAATGGCGATGTAGGAGTTCGCCGAATCGATGAGTGCCTGAGCGAGCGCCGTCGGCTTGTCGTCCTTCCGATTGGCGATGCCGGAGATGTAGATCGGATCCTTTTCGAAATAGGTATTGTCGATAATCATGGAAAATGTATTTAGCGGGCGCAGGGGCGATCAAACCCCTGCGTCCTGAAATTACTCCACCCGTTTCTCGGTGGCGCGGCCCAACTTGATGAGCGTCTTGGCATGTACGGGATGCACCTCATAGGCTTTGCCCTTCTCCAGCGTATTGCCGGGGCCGCCGGTTCCGTAGACCGTCACGCGATCGTTGAAGTCCACATTGGTCTTTTCTTCTTTCGTTGCCATATTCTTTTTCGTTTAACGTGTTTGACTTAGGCTGCCACCTTCGAAGACTCGGCAGCCGGTTTCTGCAAGGCGGCGATAATGGTCGCAAACGCGCCTTTGACGAACGCCCCCTGATCGACCGATGCGAAGTACGAGTGCAGACGCTCCTCGCAGATGACCGTGAAGAGATTCTTCTGGAAGTCGTCGTCGACCCACCCGAATTCGACGCGAATGCCTTTGTACGGGCGAACGTTCCATTTGCTCGTATCGGCAACGAGGAAATCGCCGGCCTTGACGTAGGTCGATTCCACGATCTCCACCCCGCGGATGAGCCGGAACAGCTCGTCCGAGATGTAGTGACCCGTCGAATCCTTCGTCAGGTCGATGGAGGCCCGATCCGAAGGGTTGAGCATCACCACGTCGGGATAGAAGTTCAGATTCCGCATCTGGAGGATCGCTGCGCGGATCGCATCGGCCTTGTTCGCCATTTCGACCGTCCCGTCGAGCGCGGTGGCCGTATAGGTGGCAGCAGCCGTAAAGATGCCTTTGAGATTCACGCCCGTGCCGTCACCGGTGAGCAGCTGTTTCGTGCGTTCCTGAACGAGCGACGTGCGCAGCATGTTGTCGATCTCCGACTGCATATAGTCGAAATCGTCGCGCATCTCGTAGGAGATTTTGGCCGATACGGCCACTTTCTTCGCCGTCGACGTCTCAGGGACATACGACCAGTTCATAGCGGGCTTCAAGGCCCCCTCGGCGATGAATGCAGGAGCGCCGTTGCCGGGCTTGCGATCCACCCACGTGATATTGGGCGAGTTGGTCGAGCCCTTGAACAACCGTTCTACGACGCGCGTGTCTTCGCTCGGCGCGTAATGGATCGTGCGGTCTACTTCGGTGTTGAGCGCTGCAACCGCCGCGGTATTGGCCGCCACGGTGATCGTCGTAGCAGCCGCTTTGATCTCCAGTTCGAGCGCCGTATTGCGTTTCTCCGCGAAAGCGCGTTTCGCCTCGTCGCTCGAAAGGAACGCCTTGATCTGCTCGCGGATCGTGCGGCCCTTGCCGGCGCTGCCGCTCATCGAACGGCGGATCTCGCTCCCCTGCTCCTTGAGAGCCTTCTCGATCTCCGCGATCTTCTCGGCCGACACGCCCAGTTTCCCGAGCGACGATTTTACCGACTCGACGATCTCTTCCTCCGATTTGATCCCCTCGGCCAGCATTTCGAGCTGGTCGTTGATGTGCTTGCCGAGCAATTCCATGCCCTTGCGATCCACATCCGAGAACTCCCCGCTGTCGGGCAGTTCGAATTTCTTGAATTTGAATGCCATGTTTTTCAGTTTTTGATTTGACCTAATTTTTCGAATACCGAACTGCGTGAAGTGAGTGGCGCGGGGGCCGGCTCGGCTTTGAACATCGACAGTATTCTGCTGTGTACTTTTTCGTATTCATCGGGCGCGGTCTCCCGTAATGCCTTGACATATCGTTCCATGTCGTCCAAGGCTTTCATGTCGCCGATATACTCCGTGTGCTCGTTGGCGCCGAAGGTGACGACCGAAATCTCGTGCAGAATAATCTCCTTCACGATCAGGCAGTCGAGATCGGGATCGTAATCGCATTTGTCCCATACATACCGATAGCCGATCGAGAACTGGTTGAGCACCCCTTCGTGCATCTGCACCCATGCGCGGCGAGCGTCCGGCACGGCATCGAAATCCGAGAGCTGCACCGTGGCGTATCCGCCGTCGTCCTTCTCCACGATCGACAGGATACGGCCGATCGGGTTCTTCGTCTCGTGCTGCCACAGGAATTGTATCTTCCGGTTCGTCGCAGACGCCGGCCCGCGCTCCTGAATACTCTTGCTGATGCAACCCTTCATCAGCATGTCGCCGTCCGAATCGACCGTTCCGAACGAACAGAACTTCACGAGAATGATGTGTTTCTCCTCGTCCACGACATCGGCCTTCAATATCGGCGCTTGCTTGAAAGCCCCGCCGCGGCTCATGACTTTTTTATACAGTAGTTTGTCCATTATTCCAGAATGTTTGCAATGATGTTTTTCCCCTGTTGCTCGGTAATGAGACCGGAGGCGATCGCGTTGCTGGCAGCCGTCACGGCCGCCGTCAGCGAGTCGGCATACAGCCGCTTCGCTTCCTGGAAGATCGACAGGTGATCGAAATAGGGAACGATGCGGAATCCATCGAACCCATGCGCCGCGTTCAATACCTCCGATATTCGCCCTGCATCCGGTTTGATCGCATCGTTGTACAATTTGACCTCGGCCGCCGTAAGATTCGCATAGGTCGTACCTTCGGTGTCGATCAGTACATACGGCACTTGATAGGCATCGGCGATCTCCTTCTTGGCATTGCGCTGCACCTCCGTGAGATTCATGTCCTTCATGTTGGCCGAAATCTGCACGAAAGCAGCCTTCAATCCGGTCACGATGTACTTATATTGGCCCTTCATCACGCCGTATCGCCGCAGGGCCGCTTGTGCCTGCTCCCGATCCTCCTTGTTCTCCGGCAACACGGATGTCCGGAAATCCTCGCTATTCAACGAGATGATACCCAATGCCCCTCTGTTGATGATGAGTTCGTTCTGCGCCTCGAATGACGACACGAAAGGATTGACGGCGTTCTGCAAGGCTGACAGACGCGACTTCGATGCTCCGAAGATATTCGGATTATAGGCCGAATCCCGCACGACGAACATTTGATCCCGATCGACACGAATTTGATAATCGTTGATCGAAACCATATAATAATCGATCTGCGGATCGGGCCGGAAACCGGTGAATTCGGAGGTCGTCACCTCCTGAACAAGCAGATTCGGAATCACGTAGAGTTCGTAGGCCGTGGGCACACCGACCGGCTCCCAGCGAAGAATATAGGCTTTTCCGTAAATATCCTTGAAGGCTTCGATCATCGCCGTGAAATCTTCGATCGTTTGAAAGTCATTCGGATGCTTCCACCTGTTCAGTTCCTCCGTGCGACCTGCGACCTGGCGAGCGTCGTCCGACGGATCGACAGTCCACCAGCGGGCGTTGCGAATTGCCGCGGATTTCTTGGTCACGACCGAAAACAACGCGCTGCACCGAGCGTAAGCGATAGTCTGTCCGGCAACGGTGTCGCAGTCGATCGTACTACCGCTGCCCAATCCCATTGCCGAGAGAAAATCGCGCACAGAGACGAACCGCTGTTCCTCCGCTGTCGGAGTTCCGCACTCCGATTTCGTCGTCAAGTCCTGACTCTTACTTCGCCACTTCAAGCTGAATCTCATTGCACATAGCCTTTGAAGCAAATGTAAGGGCGATAAAAGAGGGTTCTCCGAACTTTTCGCTGTTTTTTCATTTTCGGCGGTTGCAGACCCAATAGAGATACTCCATTACAGCGTATCGGGCCGCATCCCACAAGTGATTGAATTTGTCGATCGGCTGGTTGATCGTAATGCCGTTCACCGAATCCCACACATAGGAATTGGCCTCGGTTTGGAAATTACGGCTGCGGACGATATGGAGGCGGAACGATTTGACCATGTGAATTCCGTCCGTTACGGAACCGGCATATTTCTTCGCCTTCACCACGCTGAGCCCGCGCAGCAGCAGGCCGTCGACCATCGATTCGGGATTTTTAGCGTATTTGTCCGCCGAGTCGGCGAATATGGGCATCCGCCCGACTGTCCCCTCTATCGCATCATAGAGCAAGGCCGGATCGGAGCAGGGTGCATAAAACTCTTCCTTCATGTATAGATCAAGCCCCCGAAGCCCCAGACGGACGAGCGCCGTAGGATCGTTCGTAAATCCGAAGTCGAGGCCGAACACGACCCTTTCCAGGTCGGACGGAAATTCATCGATCCAGTCGATATTCGGATAGACAAGGCCCTCTTTCGCCGCACGGATTCCCAATCCATAGACTTTCCATCGCCACTCGTCGGCCGTGCCCGCAGCAATGTTCGCCGGTGTAGGTTCATAGGATTCGATCTCTCGTATGACCCCAGGCGGGCAGAACGGATTGTCTTTGTATGTCGTGTGCGTAAAATAGGTGTGCGGCTGCCCTTCCAGTTCGAAGGCCCAATGTTCGGTATATTTGGGATTCCAGTCGCCGATGACCATCGTCGTGCAGCGCATCGTGATATTTTTGTACTGCTGCTTCGAGATGTCGTCCAGCATCTCGTTGATGTAGATGATGTCGCAATCGTATCCTTCACGGCTATCCATTCTGTCCAATCCGCGGAAATGGATCACGGAGTTGTTGATATAGTAGTCGGGATGTTGATTCTCGCTGCGCATCGCATCGGGATCGTAGACGCCGCGCAGGGTCAGTTTCTTGCGGAAATCGGCAAGGGTGATCTCCTTGCAGGCCTGCAACGTATTTCGATATACGAAGATATTGAGCGGGGATAGTGCGAGCGTACAGATGTCGTACAGAAAATCGAAGGCATCGTAGGTCTTCCCCGAACGGCTCGACCCTTCATTAAAAATCTTCAACACCGCATCCCGTTCCCTGTACTGCATGTACCGATACATGAGGTAACGATACACTTTCCCCCGATAGGTGCGGATGTCAGGCAGACGATGCATCGGCAGGCGGTGTTTTTTCGATCGACAACGCATCCTCCGCGTCTATTTGAATGACGACGGGAGCGACGGCAGGATTTTCTATCTTTCCGGATAGTTTCACCTCCTTCGGCGCTGCGTAACCCAACATGTTCATGATGCTGTCGAGACTCTTCTGCTTGTCGTAGCACTCGATCTTCACGAACTCCTCGACAATCTCATCGCCATTCGAAGCGATCCGTTTGACCTGTTTGGTATTGATCGACTTTATACATGCCTTCTCGTTGTCCGTAAGCGACTCGAACTCTTTAAGCGACATCCAGCCGTTACGAATGCGGGTCGCATCCGAAAAGGCGATCTTCTGGTGCTCGCGGATGATCTGCAAGGCCGAGATGCCCGCAGCCTCGGCAAGGTGAGTTTTCAGATATTCGATCCTCGCTGCAACCTCACTGTTTTGTAATAGCAGATAGGCATTATTCCATACCGTGTTATCGCTCATGTTCGAACATCTGTAAGCATAGCGATATGCCTCGGACGCATTACCGCATTCGAGGTACTTATTGCAAAACTTTTCCTGTTTGATCGTGAGCTTGCCCATATATGCAAAGATCGCCTATCGGGGAGACGATTCTTTCAACTTTTCGCTCTTTTTCATTGCCCGATATAGCGGTATTGTAGGTGTGCATGTAAATCATGCCACTCTTCGATCAGTCGGGGATGCCGTTCGACAAATGCCTCCCACTCGATGCGGCGCAGATAGATCCGCCCGTTGCGGACGACTGTGCCGAGTGTCCGATCCACTCGAATCGATTTCCATATCCAACGTGTCGAAATGCCGTACTCATCGGCTGCGGCCTGAATTGAGATAAAATGGTTCATTGCAAATCCCGAATTAATTACTACCTTTGTTCTTGGGTGAGGGGTGATCTTTCGGGATCGCCTCTTTTTATATCAAACAGTTATACCTGTTCTACTTTCCGGAATATTACATCCGTCCCATCCTCTCGTTCGTACCAACGACAGCTGCCTGTCATCTCGTTGTAAGAGCAATTGCCAAAACACGCACAATCCCAACATGCACATCCCTCTTTATTCGGATCATACACTACAACCTCTGCGGTCTCGCCTTCATACTCGAACCGCTCGCCGACCGGACGGGTGTAACGTTTTTCATCTCTGGGTTTCATGGCTTCCCTACCTTTCGAGTTTCACCTCCTCGTCCATTCCGACGATACCCCGCCGGCGCAGACGCTTGATGAAGTTCTTTATGTTCAACGCCTGCTCATAGTAACAGTCCTTTTCGACTTTGACACGCGATTTGCGGTCGATCTCGATCTTCATGTTCTTAGGATTCAGCCACGAATAGGCCGAAACCTCCACTTCCGCTCTCGACGCTGTCCGCGTAACCGTATTGAATTTATAGAGGGTATGACCGGGCACCCGAACCATCTGTCCGATCAGTTTGTATTCGTTCTGCTTTCGTTCGACGGCCTCGATCTGCGCTTTGGCTATCTTATCGTTCGTCACGCCGTCATGTGGAGTCAAGATGTCCATCGTTCTATTCGTTTTCGTAAATCGGTCGCCAGCCAATAACCACACCATCGTATCCGAGACACTCTTCTGCATTCTGGCAGAAGGAATAGCCTCCATCACACATCCACACATCATCTTGGCGGGCTCCAAGATAAATTCGCTCATGTTCGCCGTCCGAGACTTTCATCAAAACACACGAATTATTTTCCGGCAGTTCCTCATTCGGATTACGCCAGCGGGTCAATTCTTCCCGCTCGAGCTTTTGGTCGAGCATCTGGCTGTCGCCCATGAACTGCCGCTGCGGCAGCTGCATGTGGCGTGTGTGGCTGCGCACGGTGTGGCTTCCGGTCTCTACGCGCTTCGTGCGTGTCCGCTCCTTTCCGGAGCTCGTGGTGTACTTTTCTTGTACACGTCCGTAGGTGCGGCGCGTGTGGGCGCGCACGGTGACGGTCTCGTCGACGCCGAAGTTATGCGCGGCGGCATAGGGTGCTTCGGCGGCGATGGTGATGCGGCGGAATGTCGCACGACGGATGCGGATCGAACGACGAAGACGTCCGGACTTCACAAGAATCGCGCGCTTGCGATCCGTATTCTTTTTTCTTGGTTTCCATTTTTTAATATGCGGCCTTCATACCATCCCTGCCGCTTGAATGAGTCGACGAAAAAGTTACGGGCCGCATCGGCCATGGCCTGCGGGAGTCGAATGCGCACGCGGTCGAGTCGATGCCGAAGGTCGCGCCAGGAGTAGGCGTATCCGTTGACAATGATTTTCTTTGCCATTACAATAGTGTCGTTTGGATGAATTTTTCAGTGCGACGAGCCGCTGTTCGTGCATGTTTCGGATCGATCTCATACCCCACGAATCGGCGTCCCAGTTTGGCAGCCATTGCACACTCCGTTCCGCTTCCGGCGAAGGGTACCACCACGAGTGCACCGGGACGTGTCGTGACCTGAATCAGATAACTGGTGATCGCATCGCCTTTGACTGTGTCGTGCCCGTAGCGTTTCGATGCGCCGGAATCTTGCGGAAACTGCAATACGTCGGTCAACCGTTCGGGAAGATTGAACGGCCGCCGCAGCTCCTCGTAGTCCTTGCGCAGCTCCTCGTAGTCCTTGCGCAGCTCCTCGTAGTCTCGGCACAGATACTCGCTGTTGGGCCGATCGCCGTTGAAGAGGTTGCGAAGACGTTCATAATTCTCTCGGGTCGGCAATTCCCATTGTGAGCCGCGCGTGAACCAATGTCCGGCCATGTAGGTATGCAGGGCATCGTTGACATGCTTCGGTGTGAAGCCTGCCCGTTCCATTTCCGAGATCATGTAATCTACCAGAGGCTTCATGCACCGTGTCCGGCACATCCCCTGTTCGTATTCGAATACACGCAGAATTTTCCGAGCCTCACCTTCCCGAATCTCAGGCCTCGACTCATAAAGTATGAATCGTTCTGCATTCGGAATGAATTTACGCGATATTTCTGCGTTTTGCACTTTACCCCAACCGTTCGACTTATTCCATGTGCAGCTATTTAAAAACTGAAACATAGTGTCAAGGATCACCTGCGTATATGCGATTCGATTATCGGAGCCCCACCATATCAGTGTACCGTTGTCTTTCAATAAGCGCCGGCACTCTTCACCCCAGCGGCGTACATCGTTCAGGTAATCGTCGAACGTCGGCCATACGAAGTCGAAATCGCCTTTGTACTGGAAATAGGGCGGGTCGGCGATAATCAAGTCGGCGCAATGATCGGGCAACCGATTTTTCATAAAATCGCAGTTGTATACGACATTTTCGGGGATTTCCGTCATAATTTTTTGGAATTAAGAATTTGTTGATTATATTTGCATTGCATCTTTATGGCAGTCGTTGGACTGCAAGTCCTGCCTGCGGACAGGGCCACCCAAGCGAGCCTCTTCGTCGGATTGGGCACCTGCAATAAAGTCACATTCAGTTAACTTCATGTGACTGCCGTATTCTCTCGTCCCACCACGCCACACTTTTCGAGCATACTTTTTTGCCCTTTCCTTAATCGCTTTCATATCTCATCCAATTTTTGGATAAATGATCTCAAATCTTCACACAGCGCAGGGTCGCACACCCTACCGCTCCCGTCACAACCGTCCTTATATTTGCATGAGGATTTGAATGCCTCTATTGCCTTTTCACGCATCCGCTCCTCGGTTTCTTGCTCGGCAAGTCCTGCCATCCTTTCGGCATCCTGCATTGTCACATACCCGCTATACGGATAGCTGCACTCGTGATCGTACAAGTAATTTTCAGCTCTTTCACTTTTCATTATTCTACTCCTTTCAGTGATTCTGGGTTATCGTGCATATTGCCGATTGCCCACATTTGATAGGAATCGTCGAAGCAATCGGAAATAAGAAAAATATCCACGTCGCCGAAGTTCACAACGAACCCACAGTTTCGCCACTCGACAACTCCGACGCTTTCAAATTTGTCGGTAAGGACGTCGCCCTCATAGACCTTTCTCGTGTTCTTGTCTTTCATCCCCGTGTATTGTCCGACGGTAGCGGGATCGACCTCCCATACGCAGGGGTACGATGCAATGAAATGCCTTACCTCGCCTTCGCAAAGGCCTTGATAGTAGAACCCTGTTACCCAGCCATCAGCAGGGCCAGTTTGTGTATTGTTGTCGAGGCGCTTGCCTCTGAATTTAATTTCTCTCATATTCACATTTGGTTTTACCGGTTATCACCGTTCCCGTCGATCACACCGCGTTCTTATCGGTGATTTCACCCACTTCTGTCATCAGTCCGAACAACATGTAGGTGTCATGCTTGCAACGCTCCATGCAGGTTGTCATCGCCTGCTCTTGATACTCATTCAATGATATCCTCGCTATTTTGTCCTATTGAAAATTTCAAACAACCGATTATAAATCTCTGCAAAGCGTTTTCGCTGTTCTGTATCGGTCAATGTATTTGTGAACTTATGGGCGACAATCCGTTTCCTCTCATCCCATATTATTCGGGCCTTATCGACGCCGGGGACAAAAAAGATATTCGGATATTTGCGCCATTGGATCAATGTGCCAGATTCAACCATCGTGAGTATCTCTGCCGGAAGCGTCTCTTTCGTCGCTTCGACAGAAAATATTTTCCCTCGTTCTCGTTCGATTGCATTCTTCGTTTTTTCGATTTCTGCCTGTAAACGTCGGAGTGAATCATTCTGTCGATCCCATTTATCGAGTGTTGACCGACCGTTGCGCTTATCATTCAATGGTTGACCGTTAGATTGTTTAACACAATTGAAATGGTTTAGCAATCTGTTATCGAAGATCTGCTGTTTCTTTTTCAGCGATTCTTCGAGGATTTCAAGGCGTTTTGTCGATTTCATTGCATCCATCATATCTGTAATTATTTCGAGATTTTGCGAGAATCTCGCTATTTCACCAATTCGAACTCATAAGCCACGACCCACGGATTGCGTTTCCACGTTCCCCGTCCGGACACCTTGTCGATCAGCGAAGCGAAGGCTTCGCGGGGAGTGTCAAACCCATCATCGCTATTTCCAAAAAGGCCGTAAACTTCGTATTTGTCGTACTCTACATCCCCTAAGATACCCTCCTTCATGCAATCCTCCTCCGAAATATCCTGCAACCGTTCGCACTTGATTCCGGTGATGCGGATTTGATGGGGCATCAACTCGGCCTTAGTAAGCATCTTGTTCGTCCAACCAGATGGTTTATCATCATCTTCCCAAGCATACGGATTGACACAGTTGGAGTAGTCGAAAATATCTTGATATCTCTGCGCCACGGCCACGACCTCGCCGACCTTGTAGGACAGCTTTTTCTCAGCACATACATCGCCGCTACGCCCGATGATTTGGGCGTATCCTGCAAAAATTCGTACCTGTACGTCGGAGGTGGACTTGATATTAATCAGCATCATCGCCATGGTCTTTCGACCCTCGATGACCGCCTGCGTCAAGCCGTAGCGGTCGTTGAACATGATTTTTCTCATCCTTTATAGTTTTTGAATTCCACACTCTTGAAAATCGCCCGATGATTGCATCAGCGGGCCAACCGTTTTTGAGGACACGTTTTCATATGAATTCAAATTGTAGTTGTTTATTGCGATAACCTACACCCATACAAGCCAAGCCGATTTCGTTATTCGAGAATGTCGTTATCGGGTTTACGGTGCAAGGAAGCGACTGAAATCTACACCAGTCACCGTCGCAATGTTCACAATTAAAGCAAAGTTCCTCGGGAGTACTCCACCAGGCAATGCTTTCAAAACGACCGTGATCTCGGCTCAACTGTTTCCATGTTTCCCAGCGCAAACGGCGCATTTTATCGGACATATCTCCTTTATGCTCACCGAATAATTCACTCCATCTGATTCCCAATGTTACCGTTTTCATAATTTATCGTATTCATTTATCGTTTCGAAAATCCGCAGCGCCACCTGCGGGACTATGGCGTTGCCGTAGGCTTTGATCGACTCGCGGCACCATGCCGGAAAGGTAATTCCGTCCAGTCCGGCGGAAAGCCCATCATCTGGGCCACATATCGGGGACTCAGTCGGGAACCCTTCCCAGTTCGGGACGGATGCGAAATCATGACGTCGTGGACGGCTCCGCTCTTCCGCTTCGCATGACTGAGAGGAAACGAATTGTTTTTCGCATCGCAGGCCGTCGGCATCGACAACAGCCCCATCCGCGCTGCAAGCGCGAGCGTCGGCCGCTCGGATGCACCCTTCGACAAGCTCCTGTTCACACGCCCGCTCCCGCAATCCGACGCGACCGGTGTCGGCAGTAGAGCCGGCGGCAATGGCTCCGAACCGCTCTTGCCATGAACTTTCAGCCCTTGCTTCACCACGGTGGGCAACAAACCATGTTCTGTATCGCAGATGGGGAGCCCGACGCCCGCAGCTGGTATAAGGTACGCTTGCACCTCGTATCCTGCCGCTTCCAAATCAGCGCACACCTGCTCGAAAACCATTCCCTGCGACTAATTAACGATTCCGAGAACGTTCTCGCCCACGACCCAGCGCGGTCGAACAGTCCGAACAACTCCGAGCATTGCGGGCCAGAGGTAGCGGTCGTCGGCCGTACCCTTGCGTTTGCCCGCGAGGCTGAACGGCTGGCACGGGAAACCGCCGGTGAGCACGTCGATGCAGTCGCGCCAAACGGTAAAGTCTGTTGTTCGTATGTCTTCATATTGTTCCGATTCGGGAAAATGATACTTCAATACGCGCCGGCAGAACGGGTCGATCTCGCAGTTGAAGACGTTCGTCCAGCCGGCCCACGCAGCCGCTAAGTCGAAGCCGCCGATGCCGCTGAATAGAGAACCGTGCGTCATTGGTACTCCACCGCTGCTCTGCGATCGATGAAGAAATGAATACCCGGTGCGCATTCGCTCCACATGTTATCGT